AGGCGCAGGGACCGTGGTGCGCGGACAACTCCTGCTTCGGAGTCGGCTACCCCGGAGACTCCCGCTGGTTCCGCTGGCTGGTCTCTCGGTTGTGGTGCCAGCCCTCGTGCCTGTTCGCCGCTGCCCCGGACGTGGTCGGTGACGGGGTGGCCAGCCTTGCCCGGTCGCGGCGATACCTGGGCAGCATCCGCGACCTGGGCTTTCCGGTCGCCCTGGTGGGCCAGGACGGAATGGAGGACCTCGACCTGCCCTGGGATGACTTCGACGTGCTGTTCATCGGCGGCACGACCGAGTGGAAACTCGGACCCCAGGCGTTGGGCATGGCGCAGCAGGCCAGGGCGCACGGCAAGCGCACCCATATGGGGCGGGTCAATACCTGGAACCGCTACCTTTACGCACTACAGAGTGGATTCGACAGCGTGGACGGCACGTCGATGACCTACGCACCGGACCAGAACCTCGCACTACTGCTGGACTGGATGCGCACCGCCGAGAGGCTGAAACGAACCGGCCGATTACACCGTGTAACCAGTGGCTCTACCCGAAGGGCCTAACCCAATGTCACACTCGGTGGCACGCGCCTCAACCAAAGGGGACTCATGCCTCGGATGACCGGTGTGGCCGACCTGCAGCGCGGGTCGAGCAACCCAACCCCACTGGACGGGCAACTCGCCCTTGTCGCCAGCGCCACTCGCTTCCCCGGTTCGGTCACCCGCATCCATCAGGCTCCGGCGAACTGGCAGTCCGAGGCATGGCGGCACTTCGATATCTGCGGTGAACTGCGTTACGCCGCGCAGTACGTCGGCAACATCCTGTCCCGAGCCACCCTGCACGCCGCGCAGGTGACCACCCAGGGGCTCATCGCCGCACCTGGCTCCGAGGCGTCGCAGATTCTCCTGTCGCTGTTCTCGGGCAAGGACGGCCAGGAGCAGATGCTGCACGCCTTCGGGGTTCACCTGACCATCGCTGGTGAGTGTTACCTGGTCGGCCGCAAGGGCAAGGGCGAAGATATCTGGGAGGTCGTCGGCACCCAGGAGATCACCCACCAGGGCGACGACTGGTATCTCGACTACGGCGACGGACAGGGCAAGCAGCCCCTCGACAACAGCGCCGTGGTCATCCGGATTTGGCGACCGCACCCGAGGAAGCGCATCGAGGCGGACTCTCCGGTCCGGGCGCTGCTGCCGATCCTCACCGAGATCGAGTACCTGACCCGGCACATCTTCGCCCAGGTGCAGTCCCGCCTTGCCGGCGCAGGCATCCTGCAACTGCCACAAGGTCTGACCTTCCCGCCCGTCCCCGGCATCCCCGAGACGGCGAACTCCGCCGAGTCCTTCATGGCCGTTCTTGGCCAGGCGATGATCAAGCCCATCGAGGACCCCGGCAACCCTGCCGCCTTGGTGCCCATCGTCATCACCGTGCCGGACGAACTGGTCGGCAAGATGGAGCACCTGACCTTCTGGTCCGACCTCGACCAGCACGCGGTCGAACTACGGACCGAGGCGATCCGTCGTCTGGCGCTCGGCTTGGAGATGCCGCCCGAGGTTCTGCTCGGCACGTCCGACAGCAACCACTGGTCGGCGTGGCTGGTCGAGGAGTCGGCGGTCAAGGCCCACATCGAGCCGCTGCTCGGGCTGATCACCAACGCGATCACCGTCGGCTACCTGCGCCCGGCGCTGGATGACGACCTCACCTACGTGGTCGCGTCCGAGACCTCGCAGTTGCGGCTCCGCCCGAACCGCTCGCAGGAAGCGATCGAACTGTACGACCGAGGAGAACTCGACGGTCAGGCGTTGCGCCGGGAGACCGGCTTCACCGAGGACGACAAGCCGAACTCCGACGAGTACAAACTCTGGCTGCTCCGCAAGGTGGCCTCCGGATCAACCACCCCGGACCAGGTGGCGGCGGCGCTGCACGAACTGGGCGTCGCCCTGCCGGTCGGCACAGGGGAGACCCAGGAAGCCCGCCCCGCACCCTCGTTGGAGGACCATCCCTCTAACGACATTCCAGAATCACTGTATGCCGCTGCCGAGGTGCTTGTCTTCCGGGCGCTGGAACGAGCGGGCAACAAGATGCGCTCGGTCTACGGCATCCGGCCACCGGGGGTAGGGGCCGCCGACGTATACCGCTACGTGCCGGTCCGCAACGGCGACCTCGACCGCTTCATGGAGGACGCCTGGTCCTGTCTGCCGCAGACCATGCAGCGGTTCGCCTGCGACGAGTCGCGGATCAAGGGTGCGCTCGACTCCTACACCCGCTCGCTGCTGACCTCGCAGCAGGCGCACACGTATGAGGCGATGTGCCGCTTCCTCAAGGTCCCGGCATGACCACCCTGGTTCCGGTCACCGACACCGCCGCCTTCGCCAAGGCCCGTCGCCCCATCCAGGCACGGGCCAAGAACGCGCTGTACGGCTCGGTGAAGCGAGCACTGTTCAAGCGGATGCGCGGGGACAAGGACTGGGCCGACGGTCTCATCAATGCCTCCGAGCGACTCCTACGGCGTCGCTACCGGGCCGAGTCCGGGAAGTTGACCAGCCAGGAACTGCGCGACTACATCAAGGACTTCCGGGACCAACTAGAGAAGACCTTGGGCAAGACCCATGAGCCGCCCGAGGACGAGATTCCGATGCGAGCCGAGCGGATCGCCGCCTCGGTCTCCAACGCGGCGATCAACGCCGGGTACTCGGCGGCGGGGATCGACCAGGACGAGATTCACTTCAAGAAGTGGGTCACCATGCACGACGACCGGGTGCGCCACGAGCACGCGGACGTTGACGGCCAGACCGTGCCGGTGGGGCGCAAGTTCCACGTCGGCGGACACCGGATGGACTACCCCGGAGACACCTCGGTACCCATCGAACTGTGGATCAACTGCCGGTGCGTCATTGCGCTGACGAAGGAGAGCACCGTGACCGCGAGCATCATTGACGACATTGTCAACGCCGAAGTCGTGGACCTGACCGACGAGGTGGCTGATTACACCGTGTCATCGGACACCGAACTGGACGACTTCGAGGAGTCGGACTTCGACGGTGTCGAGGACCAGGAGGACACCTCGGTCCCGTGGTTCGGGGTGCTGGCTCCGGAGAACACCCCGTCCGGGGACAAGCGGATGTTCGGCACCGACGCGCTGCGCTGGCGCGACCTCCCGCTGCCGCTGGCCTACCAGAAGACCACCGCTGCCGGACACGACGGTGCCACCGTGGTCGGGCGCATTGACGAGATTTGGAAGGAAGACGGGCTGGTCAAGGCCAGCGGGGTGTTCCTGTCCACCCTCGACGCCGACGAGGCGGTCGGGATGCTGGCCGACGGCGCGATCCGTGGTGTCTCCGTGGACGTGGACGACGCGACCCTGCAGATGCAGGACGCCGACGGCAACCCGGTCGAGGCGGCCGAGTTCGATGACAACACCGTCATGAACTTCACCTCGGGCCGTATCTGCGGAGCCACCCTCTGCGCGATCCCCGCCTTCGCCGAGGCGTTCGTCTCCATCGGCCAGTGGCCCGAGGCCGGTCAGGCGTTGACCGCGTCCTGCGAGTGCGAGGCGTACGTGTCCGAGGAGCCCTGGGACGGCTCGGCCAGCAACTACACCGACGAGCAGTACTACAAGGCGACGATCATCCACCTGGTCACCTCTGGCCCGGACAAGATGAAGAAGTCGAACAACAAACTGCCGATCCTCACCCCGTCCGGGCAGTTGTCCCGTGCCGGCGTCCACGCTGCTACTAGCCGGCTCGGTCAGACCGACGCGCCGCCGGACAAGATTCGCAGCGCCAAGGCCGCCCTGCGCTCGGCGTACTCCGAACTGAAGGAGGACCCGCCCGAGAGCATCAAGGCGTCGGCGGAGGACGTGGCCGAGTTCGAGGAGGAGTTCGAGTACCAGGCGGTTGCGGGCGACTCGGACTTCCGGGTCAAGACCGAGGACGGTCCGGGCTGGCTCACCCACCCGGTCGACACCGAGCGGCTGCGCCGGTACTGGACCCGAGGCAAGGGTGCGGCCAAGATTCGCTGGGGCACCCCCGGAGACTTCAACCGTTGCCGCCGTCAACTGAGCAAGTACGTCAAGGCGCAGTACCTCAACGGGTACTGCGCGAACCGGCACTACGACGCCACCGGCTTCTGGCCGGGCAAGGCTCCGTTGGAGCGGCGCAAGCACTCGGGCGAGACCCTCAACCAGGGACCAGCCCTGACTCTCGTGGCGTCGGCGATCGACCAGGTAGCCCACCGCTACTTCGAGAACCCCAACCTGTCCGGCCCGACCGCGCTGACCATCGAGGACGACGGCCACATCTACGGACACCTGGCTCAGTGGGGCGTCTGCCACGTCGGGATTCGCGGGGTCTGCGTGACCGCCCCGCACTCGTACTCCGGCTACGCGCACTTCCTCACCGGGGCGATCCGCACCGAGCAGGGCGACGTGCCGGTCGGCCACATCACCCTGGCCACCGGCCACGCGGAGGAGCACATGACCGCCTGGGCCACGAAGTCGCACTACGACAACACCGGCACCACGGTCGCCGACGTGACCTGTGGCGAGGACGAGCACGGCATCTGGGTCAGCGGGATGATCCGCGACCTGGATGCCGCCACCCTGCGCGAACTGCGGTCGGCTCCGCTGTCCGGAGACTGGCGCGGTCCCGAGGGACGGCAGGAACTGGTCGCGGCGCTCGCGGTCAACGTGCCGGGCTTCCTCGTTCCCCGTGTCGGCATCCACGACGGACGGCAGATCAGCCTGGTCGCCGCCGGGGTGGTCCTGCACACGCCCAACGCCCCGGACCTGTCGGCTGCGGTCATGGCTGCGGTGGACGAGATCGAGGCGCGCAACCGGCGTCGCCGTATGGCAGCGTTGGCCAAGCGGACCGGGCGTGATCCCAAGAGCCGTATGGCCGAACTCGCGGCCAGCGTGAGAGGAGACTGAGGGTTATGGCCTGCGGATGCCAGGGCAACAAGGACAAGAACAACACCTACATCTACGTCTCCGACAAGGGGACGCAGCACACGTTCAAGACCGAGATCGAAGCCCGAGCGGCGCAGATTCGTGCCGGTGGTGGCGGTCGCATTGAGACCCGATCGAAGGTCGCTGCCTGATTACACGGTGTAATCGCTAAGCACCGTCACGGTGCCGCCCCCCCTGCAAACCGTGACGGGGAAGCCCCCGGTTCTTCCCGAGACCGGGGGCTTCGCTGTACCCTCCGAACAGAGCCGCCTGTGGAACCTAGTTCTGCGGTGATGACGTACCGCCTAGTCGTGCGCTTCCCATCATCCCGTTCCACAGGAGATAGCAATGGACTTCACCATCGCTGAGGACCTCGCCACGTACTCGGCTGAGGACCTCGCTGCGAAGATCACGGAGGGCCGTGCGGCCCTTGACGCTCTGCTCGCGCTGGACGACCCGTCTGACGGTGACGTTGCGCAGGCCGAGCAGGTTGCCGAGGCGCTGGCCTCACTCAGTGCCGAGACCACCCGGCGCGTCACCGCTTCCGCCGACCGCGCCTCGCGCATGGCCGCGCTCCGGGAGAAGGCTGCTGACAAGCCTGCTGACAAGCCGGTCGAGGAGCCCGAGGTCGAGGAGACCGAGGACGACGACGACGCTGGCGAGGACGCACCCGAGCACTCCCCCGAGGGCGTCCCGGTTGAGACCGTCCCCGAGAGCACGCCGACCAAGACCTCCACTCGCGCCACCCTGGCTCGTCGGGTTGCCCGTCCGGTCACGCCGGTAGCGGAGAAGCGTTCCTCGGTCACCATCATCGCGTCCGCTGACGTCCCCGGCTTCGGCGCGGGCACCGTCATGGCCGACCTCGACCGCCTCACCGAGGGTGTCCTCAACCGGATGCAGGGCTTCCCGCCCCCGCCGGACCACCCCATCGAGAACGCTCCCCTGCAGCGGTACCCGGTCGCCCGCATCAAGCAGGAGTTCTCCAAGGACTCCATCACCGACGGTGGCAACGACCAGTTCGTGGTCGACCACGCCGCCGACGAGAAGCGCCTTCCGGGCAACTCGCTGGTCGCCTCCGGTGGCTGGTGTGCACCGTCCGAGACCCTCTACGACCTGTGTGGTGGCGAGTCCACCGAGGGCCTGCTCTCGATCGCCGAGATTCAGGTCAACCGTGGCGGTATCCGCTACACCCAGGGTCCGAAGTTCTCGGATATCTACACCGCTGTCGGCTTCTGCCAGACCGAGGCCGAGGCGATCGCCGGTACCCCGAAGCCCTGCTACGAGGTCGAGTGCCCGCCCTTCGTTGAGGTGCGCCTGGAAGCCTGCGGCATCTGCATCAAGGCTCCGCTCCTGACCAATGCCGGCTACCCGGAACTGGTCAGCCGGGTCATCAGCGGTGCGCTGGTTGCCCACCAGTTCAAGATGAGCAACAAGGTCCTCGGCAAGATCATCGCCGACGCGACCCCGGTCGTCGTTGGTGACGTCGGCGGTACGGCGGGCAACCTGCTCGACACCGTCGAGTACCTCATCGAGAACGCCCGGTTCGCCTACCGGCTGCCGCGTTCGGCCACCATCGAGGTCATCCTTCCGCACTGGGCTCCTGCCGCGATCCGCGCCGACCTGGCGCTCCGCAACGGGGTCGACCTGCTCTCGGTCACCGACGCGCAGATCAGCGCGTACTTCTCGGTCCGTGGAGCGAACCCGCAGTACGTGTTCGGCCTGTCCGACCTTCCGGCGGTCCCCGCTGGCGGGTGGCCTGCGGTCGCGCAGATTCTCGTCTACCCGGCGGGCACCTACGTGAAGGGCACCACCGACGTCATCAGCCTCGACGCTGTCTACGACGCCGCGAGCCTCGCGCAGAACATGTACACCGCGCTGTTCGTGGACGCCGACTGCTTCTCCGGCACCGCTGCCTGATCGGAGCGGTAACGAAGGAGTCAGTCATGGCCGATAACGACACGCAGTTCCTGGCCGGGGTTACCCGCGACAACGCGACGCTGCTGCTCGCTGCCGCTGAGGAACTAGGTCTGGACTCGGACGTCGTCACCGTCGACCACGACCGGGGCGGGTTCACCGCCCCGGCTGCGGTCGTCAAGCGGGCATCCGAAGGAGGCGAGTCCGAGGAAGCGCCACCCCCGGACGAGCCGCCTCAGCAGGCTGCCGAAAGCGCCAAGGGCGAACTGCCGCCCAAGGCTCGCCGGAGCAAGAAGGAGTAAG